TACAGGTCCTATAGGTGATTTTGTTGGGAACGACGACTACGCAAAGAACGCACCTTTGTATGATTTTACTTCATAGGGTTCACGATGATGGGCCGCATATTCATAATAAGTACACCAATAACAATACCGATCAAAATAAGAGCAACTTGATTATCTTTTATTGAATCAAGGACGTTCTGTTGACGCGCCGGTGGTTCGAACGCGGGAACAAAACGTCTTGGCTCATCAAAGTCCTGTTGGGGTGTCCAAGCTCGAGGGCGGGGTTCAGGCTCTGGCGGCGGGACGTTTCTTGACGACGGCTCGGCGCTTTGCGACAGGAACGGCAGGTTCTCCATCACTCTCACTTCCGTCACTCTCACTTTTATCTGGTACAACAAATCCGTCTAAATTTCCATCTTCATCGGCATCAGATTCATCGTCCTCCTCGTCCTCGTCATCGGTTGAGATGTCCTCTGAGGACTCTCCTTCATCTTCCGTGTCGTAGTCCTCGGGCGCGTAGTCGTCCTCGACCTGTTCAACAGGCTCGTAACGTACAGGGGGTTTGGAGACGCGGCCGGAGCGGGTCCGGACAGCTCCTTCGGAGCTGGACTCCAAGGCAGCAGCAGCTTCAGCGAGGGTTTGGAGGTCCGCGTGAATCTGCACAGCAGATTCACTGCCCATGGCTTCTGACGGGGCCCGGGTCGCGCGTGTCGGCATATTCTGGATACTCCATTAACGATTCGTTTAAGTAACGTGGGAAGAAGTAAACTCCTTGATCGACCGCATTTTGATTCAAAATAACTTCACCTTCGTACCCCAACTGAAACGCCATCTCGGCAAGCTTTTCTTGAATATCAGCATCGTCGGCCCTTCTGAGTCCGAGCCCAAGGTCCTTGATGTTTTCGGTCGCTGCATACAGGGACTCGGAAGCGTCATCCAAACGGGTCAAAGCCAATCGTTCGAACGTGTGGAGATTGTCCAGAAACCACCCCCAGCTTACTGGGTCGAGACCCGAGTACGGGTGGACCATCTTTTCGTACTTTTTGAACCGACTCCCTGGACCCATCGGGAAAAATATCCATAAGAAAACAAGAAGGAGGACTACCCACAATAGCAACATCTTTGAGTCGCTCTACTATAGATGGAGGAAGAATATGTTCGGTCCCTTTGAACTCAGCACACTCCTCGTCAAGACACCTCTGAGAAATACGTCCTGAATGTATAGAAAACCATACGTGATTCGACTTGTGTTCCTTTCGAATTCGTTCACAAAATTTGGAGTCTGTCTGGGCAAACCAGCCGTTGTGCTCGTGTCTCTGAACCTTTTTGACTTGGGCCTTTGACTGACCCTCCATGTACTTTTGGACAAAGTCTTCGAGAGGTTCTGTATCGGTCAAGACTTCCGTTTGTTGTACCTCTTCGTCCGTACGGACAGAAAACAAAGCCAAAGTATCTACGTTTGCCACTTTTGAAAACTCCTGACCATCGAGGGACCTCCAAGGCACGTAGGGGTCCCCTGTAGGTTTCTTGTGTGACCATAACATCCGAAGACCAGACCCGCCATACACTGAAGAATCTATCACCTTGTCCCAATCAAAGGGAAAGTCGGCTGACAAACTCGTCACTATTTTTGATCTTAAATTCATGGCTTGGGTCCGAGACACGATCAGGTTCGGCCAGTGTATGTGAACCCCAGACTTGATCAGACCTTCACCTATAGATCGTGGTCTAGCCTTGGAAATGAGACATGGGCTTGAGGTTTCCAAAGATTTGTGAATTATAGAACAAAATTGAACAAGGTCTTCGTCCGATAACTTTTCAGGTGCCTTATAGTCCAAGTCTACGAAAAACTTGAAACTTTCCGTCTTTTGTTCGACGACATACAATTTTGATCCTAAATTGATCGCTTCTATGTACTCTCGGTAGAAGTCCTGGGTCTCTTCCGGGGGTACGCACAGTATTCCACCTGACATGAGGACATGCGTCCCCGGGCCGTGTGGAACCATCCATCGTTCTATGGACATTTCTTAGTTCTAAAGACACTCACACCTCTAAGCTTCGTCCTCACTCGACGAGTCCAAAAGCCATGACAAAATGTGTTTGTGCCTCTGAGTCGGTGTTGCCTTTTCAGGCGCCTTGAGTTCCTCGACGATCGCCTCTTCCTTTTTCGTGAGTTCGACTGGGGGAGGAGTCTGAAAAGACTCCTCCCGGGGCTCTTTGGGAGCCTCGGACTCTTTGGGGGCTTCCTCAGATTCTTTGGGGGCCTCTTCGGTCACAGTCTGCTCCTGCGTCGCAGACTGGTTTGTTTCCTCCACCTTTTGAATTTCATAACACAATTTCATCAAGGACATTTCACTGGCTAGCTTTGCCGCCTCCTTCTCAATCTTCTTCGGGTCTGTTATGTCACCTCGAAGCTTGACAAGGATGATTGCAAGTTCAGTCTTGCTACGCGTCATCTGAATTTTGGAAGGAAATTAAAAAACGAGTTTGGAACACAGTCCCTGCGGGACTGGGGGAGCTATTCGCGTAAGTTGAACGGTGTCCAATGGGTCGTCTCGATCGCCTGAGTAAACTCTGGGTTTCCAAGCACGTGCTGACGTATCATAGGCCACAGGTTCGGACACTGGGCTATGCTCCCAAGCGTCTCGAACCGACACTCGTCATTTTCATCGTAATTTTTGCGGAAAGGAACCTCGGCCCCTTCCATCTTTTTCTTCTCCTCAATAAACCTCTTGATAATGTGGCGGTGCTCGGTGGATGTCATGGGCAAGTTGAACACATAGACGTGATAATGATTCAGAACTTCGACGCCATCCTCAACGTCCCTCGGTTCCGGTGTGTTTGTCGTAAACTTAAAATAGGAGTAGGACCCCCTTTTTAAGTTTATGAGCCCGCGTGTTTCTTCTTCGAGTTCTCGAATCGCACACCTAAGTGGATTATAGACCTCGCGTCGGCGACACCCGCCTGTGACAAACGTCCACTCCCTGTATCGTCTATCATGGACGATCAAAAAGTGTTGAGTGTCGTTCACTTTACTCATCGGTATTGCTATCGCTTTGTGCCGCTCGCGCACGGGTTCTCGAGGGACTGGGTCCATCTACTGATGTTTCTGGGGCAAAATAATTATCCCTCTGGGGCGCTTTGTGCCCCAGAGTTTGGCGAAGCCTCCGGCTTATTTTCGCTTCGCGAAAAGTCAATAAACTTAGTGAGATTTCCCGTACGTGGATTATACGAGGCTAAAAATACAAGACACACAAGTATGGCCCAAAAGATCCAGTGCATTTCTCTCACCTGTCTGTGTCGAAGAAAAGATGTTCTACTGATATCTCACGATCCGGCTGGGTACTGATCCAATGGTCTATACGTTCCTTGAGTCGGCCTGTACGTTTCTTCCACTCCTGCCCTGTACCTGAAAGTTGACCATCTCGTTTGAAACACCCTTGTGTGTTATCATACCGGTCTGGGTTGAACCGAACCATGACCATGGGTCTCGACCCAAGACCCTCAAATATACTCATGAGACGCTTGTTATCACATGAAGTATCATACGACCTGTGCTGGTTCTCATCAATTTCAATAACAATTGTGTGACTTCCCATATCGAACACAAAGTCTGGACGATACCTATGACACTCCACGTGCTTATCGTGCGTTATAGTCTTGTCTGAATACTGCTGCGTGAGATACTCCTTGAGTTTCATTTCCCTCGTCTTAAAATACGAGGGTTGGTCTGGAAACATGTAAGAGGTACATCGAGCGCAATAGTCTTTCGAACTTCCGGCAAGTATAATATCACACATATGAGTCTTGCATCTCTTGTTCTTCACGTCCTCCATTCCGGGCTCTTTGTGTTTTAAACAGAAACGACCTCGTTTCTTACCTGGTAAATTGAAAACAGGGACTGTCATGCACCCGTTATATTCACACCTGCGAGTCTTGACATCAACCATTCCATCCTCTTTATGAGTTCCACAAAATTTAGGCTTTTGACCTGGATGGTTGAAAGTTGATCTTTTATTGC